GCGCTGGCCCCCGACACCCCCGAACCCACCACCCCGGCGGACCCGCCGGCCCCCGAACCGGAGGACCCCCCCGTGCCCGAAACCCCGCTTCCGCTGGTCGCATCCGACCGCACCCCGATGACCGCGCAGCGTGCCACCGCGGAGATCGCCGCGGCCATGCTGGAGAACGACATCGGCCGGGTGAACGCCGCGTTGACCGACATCGTCCCGGCCAACGACGCCGGTGGGGGGTTCCTCCGCGAACAGTGGCTGGGGCAGCTGTGGTCGGCGGCGGCGACCTCGCGGCATTTCATCGACGCCCTGGCCCACCAGGTGCTGACCACCGGCACCACCGTGAAGGGCTGGCACTGGACCGCCAAGCCCACGGTGGACACCTACGCCGGGAATAAGACGCCGATTCCGTCCAGCACCGCCAGCACCGCCGCCACGTCGGCGCCGGTGACCCGGCTGGCCGGCGGGTGGGACATCGACCGCATTTACCAGGACCTGGGCGAGCCGGGGTTCCTGGAGTCGTTCTTCGCGGCCGCTACCGCCGACCTGGCCGCCAAGACCGAGGCCGCCGCGGCCGCGGCGCTGCTGGCCGCCGCCACCGACACCGCCGCCGCCGCCGACGTGTATACCGCGATCGGCGCGGTGGTCACCGAACTGACCAAGAACGGCGCCGCCGTCAACTACATTGGCATCGCGCCCGACCTGTTCGCCGAGCTGCTGGGCGGGGTGTCCGCGACGGTGCCGTGGTGGCTGGCGAATCAGGGCAGCGTGTCCATCGGCGGCGGCACCGCGAACGTTGCCGACCTGAACGTGTTCAGCGCTGCTGCGCTGCCCGCCGGGACGGTGCTGGGCGGCGATAAGCGGGCCGCCACCTACTTCGAACCGTCCGGGAACCCGATCCGGGTGCAGGCGGTGAACATCCCCAACGGTGGTATCGACCTGGGCGTGTTCAGCTACTCCGCGACGCTGATCAACGACCCGTTGGGGATCGCCAAGAACACCGTTGCGGTGGTCCCGTAACCCATGCCCGACTACACCCCGGTGTGGCTGGACGTGGCCGACGTGAAGGCGTGGCTGCGGATCGCGGGCGCCGACACTATCGACGACGACCTGCTGGCCCGCTGCGCGGCCGCGGTGGAACCGCAGGTGCAGCGGGCCCGCCCGGACCAGACGGTGTTCTACGACCCGGACGACCCGTACCCGCCGGACCCGCCGCCGCCCGGGTGGCCGGTGGTGTATGAGCCGGACGCGGAGGTTTACCAGGCGGCCGGGATGCTGGCCGCGAAGATGTACCGGCGGCGGAACTCCCCCGGCGGGATCGAGTCCTACGGCGATCAGGTGCTGTACCCGGCCCGCTGGGACCAGGAGATTGACCTGGCGCTGCGGACCGCGAACCGGCGCCTGCCAGCGGTCGGATGAGCGGCCCCGCCGGGATCGCCGCCGTGCAGGACGCGGTGGTGGCGCTGCTGGTCGCCGCCGGGATCCGGGCGGTGATCGACACCCGGGACGTGAACCCGCCGTGCGTGTTCGTGGGCCCGCCGGCGCTGGCGTTCCGGTTCGGCCGCGGCGGCGGGTTCGACGCGGAGCTCACCGTGCAGGCGATCGTCGGCGACACCGGCGGCCGGGCCGTCACCGAGGCGCTGGACCAGCTGCTGGGCGCGGTCGGCGCCGCCCTGAACTGGCAGATCACCCAGGCGGTGCCCGGGCAGTTCCCCGGCGCGGACGGGTCCCGCACCCTGCCCTGTTACACCCTGACCGTCACGTCGAAAGGACATCACCAGTGAGCGCACCCGTGTACGCCGGGCCCATCTACCTGGGCCCCGGGGAACTGAAGATCGGCGAAGTGGGCAGTGAGATCGATGTGTCCTGCCAGGTGAACGGCGCCCGGATCGCCGCGTCCAAGGACGAGGGCGACGACATCAACGCGTTGTGCGGCAGCGTGTTTCCCGGGTCCACCACCTACACCGCGGCGTTGTCCGGGAATATCAACGTGGACGCCGACACCGCAGATGGGCTGTTCGCGTTGTCCTGGGCCGAACCCGGGTCGCAGCAGCCGTTCACGTTCACCCCGTCCACCGACGCCGGCACCGCCGCCGCCGGGACGCTGATCATCGACCCGCTGGACTTCGGCGCCGACGCCTACGGCGACGCCCTCTCCTCCGATTTCGAGTTCAAGATCAGCGGCGACGTGACCTACACGTTCCCGACCGGGTCCACCGCGGTGTTCGCCACCGGCCGCCGGGTCCGCCGGCCGCGGATACCCCCGGCAGCAGCTGCCCCGGCGGCCCCGGCGAAGGCGAAGGCCAAGTGACGGTGGAGGTTCGGGGCGCGGACACCCTGGCCCGCACGCTGCGGACCGCCGCCCAGGAGATCTCGCACCTGGACGCCGCGCACCAGGCGGCCGGTGCCGCGGTGGCCGCGAAGGCCCGGCCGCGGACCCGCCGCAAGACCGGCCGGTTGGCGGCGTCCTGGACCGTCCGGGTGACCACCGACGGCGCCGAGGTCGGTTCGGCGGTGTCCTACGCCGGGGTGCAGGAGTACGGCTGGGCGGCGCACAACATCAGCCCGTCCCGGGCGCTGACCGGCGGGCTGGCCGACGCCACCGACCCGGTGGCCCGGATCTACTTCGACGCCGTGGACGGCGCGATCGGGAAGGTACGCGGGATATGAGCCAGCTACGCGCCATCGACCAGGACACCCCGCCGGAACCCACCCCCCCGCCGGCGGGGTTGTCCATCCCCCGGCTGCTGGTCACCCCGGCGGACGGCGCCCCGTATGAGGTGCAGGCGCTGAACCCGGACCTGCTGCGGTTCGAGGACACCGCCGCCCGGCACAAGTGGGCCGGCCCCAGCGTGGCGCCGTTCCGCTGGTTGACGTTCCTGGCCTGGGCCGCCAGCAAACGCACCCGGCTGACAGAGCTCACCTGGGAGGACTTCGCCGCCACCACCCAGCAGGTGGAGAACCTGAACCGGGAGGACACCACCGCCACCCCTACCCCGCCGGGAGCCGATCCCGGCTGATCGTGGAAATAGCGGTCGCCACCAGCACCGCCCCGGCGCAGTGGCGGGGCGAGGACGACTGGACCCTGGCGACCGTGCTGGACGTGCTGACCGAACAGGCGAAGGCGATGCAACGGAGGTGAGCGGTGGCGGGCCGCAGCGTTGACCTGGCCGTCCGGATCGCGGTGGACGCGCAGCAGGCCGGCGCCGAGATGGAGCAGGCCGCGTCCGGCGCCAGCAGCTTCGGCGACAAGATCGGCAAGATGGCCGTCCCCGCCGCCGCGGCCGGCGCCGCGATCGTCGCGTTCGGCAAGGGCGCCGTGGAGGCCGCCAGCAGCGTGCAGCAGGGCCTGGGCGCAGTCGGGTCGGTGTTCGGCGACAACGCCGCGCAGGTCACCGCCTGGTCGGAGAACGCCGCGCAGTCCGCCGGCCTGGCCCAGTCGTCCTACCTGGAGATGGCGTCCAAGATCGGCGCCCAGCTGAACAACATGGGCGTCTCCGCGGACCAGGCCACCCAGGGCACCGACCAGCTGATCACCATGGGCGCCGACCTGGCCGCCACCTTCGGCGGGTCCACCGCCGACGCGGTGGACGCGCTCGGGGCGGCGATGAAGGGCGAGGCCGACTCCGCCGAGAAATACGGGCTGAACCTCAGTGCGTCGGCGGTGGCCGCGCAGATGGCCGCGGACGGCACCGACAAGCTCCAAGGGTCGGCGTTCACCGCGGCGAAGGCGCAGACCATCATGGCGATGGCGACCAAGCAGTCCGGGCAGGCGGTCGGCGCGTTCGCCCGGGAGGCGGACACCGCCGAGGGCGCCTCCGCCCGGGCGTCGGCGCAGTGGGAGAACACCCAGGCCACTTTGGGTCAGGTGCTGCTGCCGGTGGTCACCGCGGTGTCCCAGGCGTTGGGTGACCTGGCCAAGTTCATGCAAGACAACGCCACCGCCACCCAGATCGTCATCGGGGTGATCGGGGTGCTGGCGGTCGCCATCCTGGCCGTGTCCGTCGCCAGTAAGGTCTACGCCGCCGGGGTGGCGGTGGTGACCGCCGCGCAGTGGGCGTGGAACGCCGCGATGTCCGCGAACCCGGTGATGCTGGTGGTGCTGGCCGTGGCGGCGCTGGTCGCCGGGATCGTCATCCTGTGGAACAAGTCCGACGCGTTCCGGTCCTTCGTCATCGGGATGTGGGAGGCCATTCAGGCGGCCGCGTTGACCGCGTGGAACGCCATCCAAAACGTGGTGTCGTCGGTGGTGAACGCGATCAGGTCGGCGATCGACGCGGCCGGGAACACCATCGAGAACGTCTGGAACACCGTGAAGTCCGTTGCCACGTCGGTGTGGAACGGGATCAAGTCGCTGGTGTCGTCGGTGGTGGACGGGATCGTGTCCGCCGTGCAGGGCATCATCGGCGCGATCACCGGCGCCTGGAATTCGATGCGGGGCGCCGCGGAGACGGCGTGGAACGCCATCAGCAGCCTGGTGTCCACCGTGACCGGCGCCATCTCGTCCGCGGTGTCCGGGATCCAGTCCGGGATTGAGGCGGTGTGGCGGGCGATCCAGCGGGCCGGGGAGGCGGTGTGGAAACCTATCCAGCACGCCGCGGAGGCCGCGATGGGCGTGATCATGGGCGTGATCGACAAGGTGACCGGCGCGATCAGCGGGATCGGGTCGGCGATCCAGTCGGCGATCGGCTGGGCCGGTGACCTGCTGGGCAAGATCCTGGGCGCCGGGAACGCCGCCGCCGCGGTCCCGGGCGGCACGTCGGTGCAGGGCTTCGCCGCCGTGTCCCCGGCGCCGTCGCTGGCCCGGTCCGGGCTGCTGACCCCGGCCGCCCGGTCCGCCGGTTCGTCGGGGGCCGGCGGGGTGTCGATCGTGGTGAACGGGGCGTTGGACCCGGACGCGGTGGCCCGGCAGATTGCCTCGATCCTGCGCGGTCGGGGTCGCCGCGCCGGTGGGATCGTGCTGTGACCGCCCCGGTGTCGGCGCCGCCGTCCTGTGTGGTGTGGGTGGACGGCGTCCGGTACGCCGACGGGCAGCCCACCGAGTTGCCCACCGACCCGGTGGCGTTGACCGGGCTGACCGTGACCTGGGGCCGGGAAACCACCATCGACCAGCCGGCCCCGGCGACCTGCGTGTTCGAGGTGCTGGACCGGCCGGGTGGGGCCCGGTTCCCGGACCGGCTGCACGTCGGCGCCCGGGTGCAGGTCCGGGCCGACGCCACCATCTACCCGGACCCCACGGTGGTGATCCTGCCCGACCCGGGGTTCGAGGCCGCCCCGGTGGGGTCCACCCCGTCGCTGATCACCGGGAACGCCGCCGCCGTGGTCCAGACCGCGGTGACCCACGCCGGGGCGCAGGCGTTGCGGGTGGACCCGCTGGACCCGGCCCGCCGGGTCCGGGTGATCGTGCCGCCCGCCGACCTGTCCCCGAGGCACGACCCGGCGGCGTGGGACGCGGTGCCCAGGACCCTGCCCGGGCAGTCCTGGCGGTTCGGCGCCGCCGTGAAGGTGCCCACCGCCCTGGCCGCGGTGGCCCGGGCGCAGCTGCACCCGGTGGCGTTCACCCAGCCGTGGCCCGGTTCGGAGCAGGTGCTGACGGACACCGCCGTGCCCGGGGCCCCGGACGGCGCCGGCTGGTCGGCGCACACCGGGTTGCTGTTCCCGCCGCCCGGCGTCTGGCTGGGCCTGTGCCTGGACGTGTACCCCACCGGGCCGTCCTGGGACGAGGTGCCGCCGGCGTTGACCTGGGACCAGGTGCCGCCCGGGCTGGCCTGGGACGACCTGGCCGCCACCTACTTGGACGACCTGCTGCTGCTGGCCCCGGCCGCCGGCGCCAGCAGGGCGGGGGAGGTGTTCACCGGCCGGGTCACCGACCTGGACGCCCAGTACGACACCGGACTGGGCGGCACCCTGGTCAAGGTCACCGCGCAGGACGACACCGCCGAACTGGCGAACCGGTACGTCGGCGCCGCCCCGTGGGCCGCGGAGCAGCTGGGCGCCCGGTTCGGCCGGATCCTGGCCGCCGCCGGGCAGGGCATGGCCTACACCGTGGACCCGGGCCCGGCGGCCCGGCAGGTCACCTACCGGGACGTGGACAACCAGGCCGCCACCGCGCTGCTGCAGGAGCTGGCGCAGTCCGCCGGCGGGGTGCTCTGGTCCGCCACCAGCCTGACCACCGGCCCCTACCTGCGGCTGGAGGACGTGGACGCCCGGCCGGCGATGTGGCAGCTGTACCAGGACACCGACCTGGTGATCCGGATCCGGCCGGCCCCGGTGGTCGCGGCCAGGGGGATCACGGTGTCCGCGTGCGACCTGCTGCTGGACCCGGTGCACTGGGAGCAGGACATCGCCGACGTCGCCACCCGGGTCGCGGTCGGTTGGAAGGACCAGACCCCGGATCCGGTGAAACCGGTGGACGCGACCACCACCGCGGTCAACACCGGCGCCGAGACGGCGACCGGGCAGCGCCGGGTGCAGGTCTCCACCCAGCTGGCGCTGCTGCCGGACGCGGACCGGCTGGCCGGTTCGCTGCTGGCCCGGTTGACCGCCGGTGGCTGGCGGATCCGGGGGCTGACCTACCGGGTGGAACCCACCGACCCGCTGGGCCCGGCCGGGATCGCCACGGTGATGACCATCCTGGACGGCACCACCCGGATCGGGTTGCCGATCATGCTGACCGAGGTGCCGGCCTGGTCCCCGGCGCCGACCTCCCAAGACGTGCCGCTGTACCTGGAGGGCGCGAAGCTGACCAACACCGCCGGCGCCTGGCTGCTGGAGCTGCTGACCAGTTCCGCCGTCGCGCAGGGCGCCGGCAGCATCGCCTGGGACCAGCTGCCCGCCGGGTGGCAGTGGGACCAGTTCGACCCGGCGATCAGCTGGGACGACCTCCGCGGCGTCGGACTCTAGGGAGACACAGATATGGCACTGACCCCGGGCGGGCTGCCCTACCCCACCGGCACCGACAAGGTGGTGGACGGCGACAACGCCATCCACGACCTGGCCCTGGCGATCGACGCCCGGGTGACCGGCGGGCTGCTGGTCGCCGTCACCGGCGCCGACGGGATGATCTACGTCCCGGCCCACGGGCTGGGCGCCACGCCCACCCGGGTCGGCGTCAGCCAGCTGGACCAGGGCGCCGCGCAGGACCCGTTTTCGCTGGTCAAGCTGCGGGTGGTGAACGCCACCGGGCTGGGTTTCATCGTCTACGACACCCGCACCCACACCCCGTTTGCCGGTAATCAGTTTTCCCTCTACTGGTGGGCGCAGAAGTGACCCACCCCGCACCGGAAGGCAACCCATGAGCTATCAGGCGCAGGCGGAACTGGCCGCCGACCAGGACTTCGGCAACCGGGTGGGCGCGTGCGCCGCCGAGCAGGCGAAGACCAAGACCGACCCGCTGGCCGAGTGGGTGCTGACCCAGCCGTTCGGGTTCGCGCAGGTCCGGTTTCTGCCGTTCATCGTGACCGAACCGGGGTTCGGCGCCCCCGGGTCGGCGATCACCGACGCGCAGCTGCTGGCCGCGGTGCAGGGCACCTGGGACGAGGTGAACACCGCATGGCTGCCGGCGTGACCTGGCCGGTGCCGCGGCGGACCGAACCCCGCGCGCCCGACCCGCCCGAGCACGACGACGTGCCGCGCCCGGTGCTGCCCCTTCAGGTGGCGGCCCGGATCGCCCGGGACCGGCTGGAGTCCTGGCGGCGCGATCATGGCCACTAGCTACAACGGCTGGCCGGCCAGCGACGACAAGGCGTCCATCGGGGTGGTGTCCTCCGACGTGTTCCCCGGCGGCGCGAAGGCCGGGGACGTGACCATCGTCCTGGGGTACGTGGCCCGGCAGCTGGACGCCCGGGTGGAACCCTGCGTCGACGGCTGGAACTGGGGCTACACGTATAAGGCGAACGTGAACAACCCGTCCCAGCTGTCCTGCCACGCCTCCGGCACCGCGATCGACTACAACGCCCCCGACCACCCCAACGGGTCCTCCGGGACGTTCACCCAGGCGCAGCGCGGCACCATCTACGCCATCTTGGACGAGGTGCAGGGCAGCGTGTCGTGGCTGGAGGGCTACGACGAGATGCACTTCGAGATCTGCGTCGACGCCGCGGACCTGGCCCAGGTCGCCGCCGTGCTGGGCGACGCCGCCCCACCCCCCACCGAACCCGACGAGGACGAGGACGAGACCATGAGACTGGTACAGGCCGATTCCGGGAACGGCGCGATCTTCGCCTACGCCCCCGGCAGGTTCATTCACGTGCCGTCCCCGGCGCACCTGGACACCGGCGCCGCCGCCGGGCTCTGGGACCCCGGCAGCATCATGGTCGTCTCCCCGGGCCAGCTGGACGTGCTGCGGGACGACTGCTGCGGCAACGGCACCACGGACTCCGCGGACGCGAAGGGGGTGAACCTGACCGCCCGGCTGCCCTCCGGCATCGCCACCCAGTGACCGGCGACGCCGAACTGGTCCGGCACAAGGCCCTCGAGCTGCTGCTGCTGATCCGGTCCGGGATCTTCGACCCGCACCTGGAGCAGATCCTGGCCGCGGTGACCGACCGGATGGCGTCCCCGGCCCGGGTCCGGCCGCAGCAGCAGCCGGCCGGCGACTGGCCGTCCGGGCCGTTCTTCGATGATCACGGCGGGTGACCCCCGGGAGCAGCTGTCGAACAGGCGTCCACAATGGACAGCCGATAATGGATATTATGTCACCCTGCGTAGGCGGGGCGCTACTCTGCGTTCCCAGCAGGTGGGATGTCACGCGGAGTGAGCATGTGCCTGTCCTGCACGTCCAGCCCGCCCGGCACGGTCTGACCGTTCGCGGCGTCGATGAGGTACCACCCGAGCTCCCGGGCGTCCGCGGCGGACAGCACCCAATGCGGCCCGTCCGGCGCGGCGCCGATCTCCAGCAGCACCAGGACCAGGTGACCGCCCGGCAGCAGCTGCGCGGTCACGTGCAGCGGCGTCATCGCTCGGTCCGCCACCGCTGCACCAGCGCGTCGACCTCACGGGCGTGCAGTTCGGCGGCGTCCGGGTAGTCGTCCGCGTTGGCCTGCACCCGGGCCGGGTGATACCGCACCGGGCGGCCCAGCATCGCCGGGACCGACAGGCACGGGCACCCCACGCAGATCTGCCCCAGGTCCAGCCCGGCGTGCTGGTGGCCGCAGTCCGGGCACGTCATGCGGCACCGCCGAACCGCTGCCGGGCCGCCTGCCGGCTGACGCCCAGGGCGGCGGCGATTTCTGTCCAGGACACCCCGGTGTCGTGCAGGTCCTGGGCACCCTGGTTGATCGCCTCGTCCAGTTCGGCGCGCAGCGCCACCAGGTCGGCGAGATCTTCGGCGCTGCCGACGGCGACGCGCTTGCGGTGGGCCCGGATCATGCGTCCCATCATCGCGCAGAAATCGCGCGTTTCAACGGTCCGCCGTGCCCGTTTCGGCTGCTCAGTGGTGGTCACACCTGACAATCTACCTTGTCAGCGGTCGGGTGACAACCAAACGTTGTCAGGATTACGCCGTGATTCCGGGCACCCTGGTGCTGGCCTGTAAAGGTGGGTTGTCAGCAGCAGCGGGCCCCGGTCATCGGTCGTATACCCACGGGATTACCCCCGGGTGGCGGAGCGGCACCGTCTCCGATCGGCGGATCGCCTGGTCACATTCTGTTAAGAATGACACCGCTGTTAGTTCATTCGGCTAGACATTCCGCGGCGCGACGACTGTTCGCCCGGGTTCGTGGCAGGTTGACCCGCAATGTCTCGCCGCCGGGTCGCCGCACTCATCGGTGCCGCCGTGCTGGTCGGCGCCGCCGCCGGGCTGCTGTTCGGGCTGGCCTGGGTCCGCTACACCGCCGACCCCGCCCCGCAGCAGCAGCCCTGGCCCGTCACCTACCGGTGCGGAATCGTGCTGCAACCCGAGGACCTGGACCGCGCCGACCACTGCTGCGCGTGCGACCGATGAAAAGTAGGGCCCGACGCTACGGCGTGTCTCCGCGGTGTGATCACGCGAAGGCCATAACGTCGGGCCCTAACCGGCCTGGATCTCGACAATCCGTACCGGCTAACCGCACTCGTCCTGCGGCCCCGCCCGAAACAATACGGGCGATCCGGCTGCCAGAGCCGGAAGGACCCCGCGACTGACCATTCCGCGTGTCGTCGCTACCCGGGTGAGTCCGACGTAAACCGACCACCGGCCGTGATCCGAACGAACCACGCGCCGCGGCCGCGCACCCTGGTCACCCTGCTGTCCCCGAATGGCGCCGACGGGCGCGCGCTGGGAGTGGTGACAGGTACAACCGAACACCGCTAACGAAACTCCATGCCCCACAAGGGCACTGGTGCGGTGGAAGGCTGTCCGGCGCACTCCGGGGTTCGGCTGGTGGGGTCCAGGGGGGAATAAGACCGCCCGGTCACCCATAGCTACCTATGCATTAGGAGGACTTAACAATGCTCGTCAAAACCGGCCCAGCACATACGATCTCGGGCCCGACCCTGACCGCCCGCTGGCGTGGGTTCTGCCTGCTCTGCGACGAATACACGCAACCCGGCCAGCTGATCGGCCAGGTGCGCCGCTACGGGTGGGTGCATGCGCACTGCGCCGACCAGGGGAACATCGCACCGACGCACACCGCCGAGTGCGGCGGATACACGAAACAGGGCCACCCGTGCCGGATGGCGGCCGTCCCGGGCACCCGGTGCAAGTTCCACCGTGACCAGTGACTGTCGGTGCCCGGTGCTACACCAGCAGCCATGATGCCGATCACGGTGCAGGTCCCGGCGCAGCAGTGCGAGGCGATCGCCGCCGAGGTGCAGCGGGCCCCGTCCTTCGACGGCGGCGCCGAGGTGATGCGGGTCTGGTTGGGCCCGGCCCTGGAGCTGGTGCTCGACCTGGCCGCGGCGGACCGCCTGGCCGATGCCCTGGTGGACGCCCTGGCCGCCGATGACGAGCAGCGGCCGGTGCTGTTCCCCGCGGCGGTGAAGGGTTGGTGACCACCGAGGAACGGGCCCGGGCGCAGCACGCCTA